CTCAGACTCTACAACCCCCTGCCGGACCTGCAGGTTCTCAATTACTTCCTGGAGACTCTCGTAAAAGTCCTCAAGGGAATAGCACTGATCCTGAGGAATAAAGGGGCTTAGATCAATCCTGTATGGATTGTCTGTCTTTACAGAAATCTCCCCAGACATTGGCTTGCCTGTGAAGCCATCGATGAACTGAATGCTCATCCGTTCATCACGAGCAAGATCAGCGGGAACGCTCTCTGTCAGAGTTGAGTAGTCAATTGGCATCAGAACTCATCCATTCGGAGCGCATCCTCTTCCTTGCAGAAGACCTGGATGTACTCAATCCGAGCATTGTCAGATCTGTACTTAACTATAGTTGCGGGTGCGTAGATGACCTCTCGTACGTACGGAACCACCAATTGACCTTCACTATCAAGCTTCATCTCCACAATCTTGTCCCCATAGCGAATAGGGGAGTCATAGCGGAAGAAGAAGATCTTATAATCAACCCGGATCTTGCCGGGTGGGAGATATCGAAGGCGGCCAGCTAGTCCCGCGTCGACACCTGAGTACATGCTGTAGGTCCAGGCCCACTCCTCATCCCAAATGTAGGCTTCCCCGAGGCAGTAGCTACAATCTGGATCAGGCTCCTTGGTAAAAGAGTTCTGGCAGCTGCATGGCACAGGCTTCTGGTTCGAATCACGCCGCATCCGGCGCAGGACCACCGGATAGCCATGTCGTACACCCGACTGGAAGCCAAACAGAATCTCATCTAGCTCCGCACGTAGATCTAGTTCTCCGCTGGAGGTCATGGAGCCGTACAAGGTGCTGCGAGGACTACCTGTCGAGTCAAATAGAGCTGGTCGATTAGGGGAGCTCAATGGTCGTTACCCTCGTAGGTGGAATCAGCCCACTGTGGAAGTGATGGCGCCCACGCAGGCCACCATGCATATAGGACTTGTAGTTCTGGGTGGGCTGTGAATAGTGATATTCGTTGGGGTCAAGCCATAGCCGTCCACTGTTGCGTCTATCTGGATCGAGGCGTCCGCGAATAGCCACAGACGGAGCAAAGCCCTGACCAGGTACGATGTTGCCACCAGCGTTGACTACCCGACCCCACTCATCCCGCTGCTTACGCAGGTATGTAATCGTGTGTAGATCTACGCCTGACGAAAGGGTCTGACCACTGGCCCCACCACCAGATGTAATAGCCAGATCCCCCAGGCGCTTGCTACCACCACTAGAGCTAGCAGCTACCGCCGACCCAGAGGATCCTGGTAGGTACAGGGACCTCATGGCAGCATCGAAGATAACAAACTTGGTCCTAGCAAAGGCCAAGTCGCTATTGCCCTTGGGCTTAGCAACTTGTATGAAGTCAGCTTCCTTGCTAGACCAGTGGATCATCAGTGCCAGCGTGTTGTCCGGGATATAGTCAATCCAGGGTCCAACCTCAAGCCGTACAAGGTCTGGTGAAGCGTAGAACGGGCTGTACATAGTAGTGAAGGACACCTGCTGGTCCTCACCTAGGGTCCCAGTGCCGTCTATGTTAGCGATCGATGCATCAAGCTCGATAATAATGAGTTCATTGTTATTAAGGCGCTGGTGATCAAGATTGGCACCGACCATTACCTTGAAGGTAAAGATGTCCTGGCTGGTGGTACCAACCAGGTCTCCTACCCATACATCGGTCCATGTACCCTCTTCAGCGTCTGAGGGTACAGTGTATACGAGCTCATAGAAGCCAGTGGACAACCTGGTGGCAGTTAGAGGGCCGGTCAGCGCAGAGGCATAGGTTTTGGCCTCTACTTCAGCAGCAATGGTCTCACTGTCCACGGAGGTGTCATAGACATAGACCACCGGATCCGCGTCCGTGTCTACAAACGCGCCCTGGTCATCTGTAAAGACCATCCGGAGCTCTATGTCTTCACCTGGTAGGACACCGCTGCGGGTATAAGCCATTGGTCACCTAGATCTTGATTCTCAGGGTGTCGCCAGAGACAGATAGAACCTTAGCAAGTTCGACAATCTGAGGCTGACCCTGAAAGATGCCGCTAACCGGGTACTTGTAGACCTTAACGGTCTCTTGAGTAATCGTACTGGCGTCCAAGTCGCTACTGAAAGTGATCGTGAACTCCCGTAGGCCCTTGTTCACCTGGTAGGCACCATTAGGAGGCTCACTGGACAGAATGGTCATCGTAGAGCTACTAGCAAGCTCCTCAGTAGGAGCAGGCGGGATGACCGTGCTAGGTGGCTCGCAGGTTGCTGGCGTACTCGGGCTATCAGGAGCTTTTGTATACGAGCCATCATTTGTGGTGAAAACCACCTTGGTGTTAGTAGCAAGACGCTCAGCCGGCTCTACACGGAACCGGAAGACATCGCCAGCCTGGAAACCGCTGCCGCTGAACCGAATCTGGACGCCATCCTCCAGGCGCCTATAGCGTCTGCTGGTAACCACGCCGTTTCGAGCACTGCCTGCCCCCTCATTCTCGTAGTACCACTTGTACTTGGCAGTGTTGATCGAACCAGACTCAGTGATTTCAATAATCACTCTGTCAGTCTCAGTTCGTGTATATCCACCATATACATGCACGATCCCAGTATCCGACGCATTAGCCGGATCAGGAATAACATCAAAAACTGTACGTGAACTAATTCCGTTCCCTACAGAATCAGGATCACCCAGAATATGTAGTGTGTACTGAGTGTTCGGAGCCAGCTGCTGCTTTGGTATGATCTTCAGACGGTGAAAGATTCCAGCAGCTCCATAACCAAGCTCATAGGACTCGCTCTCTACGGTCGTGAGATCTAGTTCCTCGTCTGTGTCAGCATCCACGTAAACGAGCCGGAGATCAACCTCAACCAGGCCCTTGAAGCCAGGAGAACGAAGATACTGCGGATTGAGACCTTCCTCCTTGTCTACCCAAATAGCACTGTTAGGACCACTTGCGAGATCAAAATCAGCACCGTAAAGGACAACGCTGTTACGAGCTGTGGTGACATCAATACCTCGATCAAAGTCGACATACAAAATAGCGCCGACCGGAATTCCAACATCCTGATCGGCTGGGTAAACAGCAGTGATCACCGGAACAGCCATTAGCTACTCCATGACTTCAATCTGAATTTCTTTTAGCTCAGGCTTAGATATCTCAATAGTCACGAAGCCACCATCATCCTCTTCAAGCTCCATAAAGGCCCCACGTCCGATAGCCACGCGCTTACCTACCTGGAGGTCATGCCCCTGTTGAGACCTAAAGCGAGCTCTATGGCGAACTAGGTATTCCTTGTTGATGCCTTCCATAAACCCTCCGTGGTCCATGGTAAAGCAAAGGGCCTGGCTTTCACTAGCCAGGCCCTTGTGGTTGAACCTATAGCAAGATCAGAGGACCGCGCTTAGGTCCGCTAGAGTATCGATCTCATCCTCAATCCCGAGAGACTGGAACTTGATCGAGCCATCCCAGTAGTTCCGCTTGACCGGGACGTTCTTGATGACGCCAACGCCCTGACCCTCGTGAGCCACAGCAAAGCCGTAACGCTCCCGGAGCTTGACCTTGACAGTCTCGACCGTCTCATCAACCCACTGAACCTGCGTTAGCTCCTCGTCAACGAGGTGGAAGCCTACGTTGCCGCGTGAGAGCAGGAACATATCCGTTAGACCCGACTGGCTATCGAACGGAACATGCGGGCTCGCAATCACCTGGAACGGCCAGGGGAAATAGCTCGGAATCTGC